GGCACTAACCGTATGCCCGCAGGAGTTTTCGCGTCTAAGACGTTTAGACAGACGATTCCTTTGTGTGTCTCTATCTTGCTACTAAATAGTTCACCTTGCCTAACGCCCGTTGAACGAGCCAGGTTTGCAATCAGACCATCATGGGGGTGTTTGTTGAGTGCCATACGCCCAATAATCTCTCTTAGCATATCGTCCTCCATAAACTTATAGTGGACTGCGTCGCTCTTGCCGAGATCAATATTTTGGAAAGGATTTCGTATCTGGTCGTTAATAAGCTCCCTATCTTGAGCGTACAGAAATAATCCCTTTAGACATGATAGGTAGGTTGACTTAGTGCTGTTAGATTTATCAAGTGTGTCGAGCCATCTTATAACCTCGCCTTTTTTAATCGACTCAAGTGACCTATCGTCAGTCCCGCTTAAAAACAGATCAACAGACAAAGTATATTTATCGAGATGGAGATCTGTGACCGTCCCTTTCTTGTGAGGGATAATAGCAGCCAGCCCTTGTCGGATTGAGTATTGAAATTCTTCTGGCGGCGCTTCGTTTTTTGTCGCTTTCCGCCAGGCCCAGAACGCTGCTTGATCGGCTTCAGAAAACCCACTAATAGCGACTTGCGCTTGAGCTTGAGTTTCTACTCGGGCATCCGACAGATCATCGATAAGCCTTTCGTTCACAAACCGCTCCGGGTTTGACAGGTCGTCGTCTCGTGTTATTAGGTTGAGTCTTTTCTTATAGGCATCGGGTCCATTCTGAGTTTTGAACAACGCTTCCCACTGCTCGTTAATAGCGTCTCGGCGACGCAGTGCGACAGAGAGGTCAGAGGTGTGCAGATTTATATCTTTAACTTTTGACCCAAGTACTCCGTGTAGTTTTTTTGGCGGTCTACGCTGAAACCAGTAGACATTCCATTGTAGTTTGAGGTACTTTACGCGCACTTTGATTCTCCTTGATGGGTTGGGTTGAAAGTGTATAGGTTTGTCGGTAGGTTTAGCAAGCTGAAAGGTGTATATTCAGTGGCTTTAGGGTTTGGAGGCTGGTTTAGTAAAAGCTCCCTCATCCCCGACCAATCCTTACACACCAGTAAATACGTCGCCTGTAGCCTTGCTTCGTTGATCTTGTCGGTAGGTTTGTCGGTAGGTTGGTTACAAATTTAACTAACGTATAGATGCTGTACTTTTACTATGCGATAGTGAACAGAGTTAGTCTTCACTGTTAAACCCCCTGCCTCGATCTTCTGGTCGATAAATAGCCTCAAAATAACTTTTTAATTCATAATGTCGCACACATTCCTTAGCAAAAGCGTGTGTGTCTACGCCCAATATACCCGCCCACAAATCGACATCAGCCGACGGTATACGGACGCGTCCTTGCTCAATTTGCGAAATAAAACTGACATATTTTTGATCGGCTAGTTGTGCAACGTCATGTTGCGTTAGTCCGGCAGCTACCCGCAAACTCTTAACTAACAGGCCCATCTCTTGTCTTTTGGCCGCGTCATGCCGCTGGTTCTTGGGTCTCGGATTTTTGTGCACGTTTGGGTTGGTTATCTTATCGATGTCCATTTTGTTTTCCCCCAAGGAAAAATTTCTAGCAATAGGTAATGCCTATAGTATAGAACATATCTATAGGCGCAGACAACACAAACCTAATCAAAGGTTATAAGTAAGTGCAGATTAGTATATGTACATGTAGTTATTTGTTAACTACAAATGAATAAAGTAGTTTACAACCCTGACATAGTGCTTTACTGTATAAAAGTCACCAAAAATGACGAACTGGTGGACAGTACGACCCTCGGTTACCAAGGGGGGGAGGTAACAAAGTGATTGTTTGTGGTATTTGCTTGTGTGTCATAACGAACAACAACCAACAACCAACAACAACAATAAACAAGATAGACAGAGGATGCAGTAATGAAAGGGGAAACAAAGCAAGAGTTTTGTTGTGGCCAGGAGCAGACCAAAGAGCAGTACGCTTTTACGGTTTTTCTCACTTGTCCGCAACAAACGGCTCAGATGTTGTGGTGGTGTGACGAGATTGATGACCGAAAATTAACTTACTAGGGGTAATAGTTATGAACAGTAAAAAATGCTTTAAAGTTGGGCAAGAGGATGCCACCTGTTGTTGGTGGATGTTGTCTCTGTCAATACTAATGGTAGTAAAATGGGAGTTGTCTAATGAACTCCGACCATGAACTTATTGAAGTCTTGTGGGAACACCGCATGTCAGTCGACGGTGAAGACCATTATAAAAAAACAATCGAAAATAAAACAATCAATGAAACCAAACTTGGTGAACAGCTTTTACAAAAGATCGCTATTTCAGTTGAAGTAGAAATAGACAAACGTCAAAAGTCAGCCAGTAAATCTTTATTCTCAGGTCGATCGGGTAAAAGAGAACATTGGTGTCATTTAATCCCTATGGTTAAATCATACGAATCTGCTTTTTGTATAACAGAATCACTGATGTATGAGCTTTCAAAGCCCAACCCACCCACCTATCACCACTTGTGTCTAGCATTGTCTGAGGCTTTCATTCGTGAGATACGTTTCCAAAACTGGCGTAATGCTAATAAGGGTTATGCGTCTTACTTTTTAAAGAAGAACTCAGAAGCGTTAGCGTCTAAAGGTCAGCATCTTCGTTTTGCTCGAAAAATGGAAAAGAAGATTGAGGAATACCTTAACGGTGATGACTACGACCTCGGTCGCCGAGCGCGTCTTTCACTAGGAGCTTTGTTGTTTGACTGTATCAAAATCGCACAGCCCGATTTGATCGAAGAAAGAAAGCGAATGGCACCTAAAGGGATGTGGAAAGCGTCTGTTATTTATTGGACCGATAGCTTTCTTGATGACATTAGCCGACTACACGCTGTCGCTTCGGTCGCTCAACCAGTTAGGCGGCCCATGTTAGTGCCACCGAGGCCTTGGAAGCGTGATGCTGATGGGAAAATAAAAGGTGGTTATTATTTGTTGGAACAAAAGGTTTACCGGACTGATTGGCAGCCTCACGTTTTTGATCCGAGCGACGAGGCTCTTGAAGGACTCAATGTCATTCAACGAACGCCGTGGAGGGTCTGTGACCCTGTGCTACAGTTTTTAAAACGTAATCCAAAATGTGCGCCACAGTACCCACGCTTTAAGCCAAAGAAAATGGCTAAAGAGCAATGGGAAAAGTTAGATGACGAAACAAAAATAACAGTACAGCAACAGTTTAGTGATGATCTAGCGATCTTCACAAGCGATACTAGTAAGGCAATGACCTTTGAGCGTCAGATGCTACAAGCTTGTGAGCTTGAGGATAAAGTATTCTGGCAACCTCACGCATTCGATTTTCGAGGCCGCTTATATCCGTCAAATCAGATGCTGACAAGCCAAGGTGACCATGTGGCCAAAGGATTGATACAGTTTGCCAACGGTAAAAGATTAGGCAAAAGCGGTCTAATTGCGTTAAAGCTTCAAGTCGCTAATACGTTTGGTTGGGACAAAGAGCTTTTAGAAGTTCGAATAGCGAACGTCGATGCCATGCTCGATGAGATCATGGAGTTACCTTACTGCGACGCTATTGCAAATAAACTCATTGAACAGGCTGATGAGCCTATGTCATTTTATGCGTCGGCGTGGGAGCTATCTAAGTGTTTGTCGTCTGATGATCCAACGCAACACGTTAGCCACACACCGATAGCGGTTGATGGCGTTACCAATGGTTTACAGCTTTTGTCACTTTTATCAAAGGATTCGGTCGGAGCGGAAAAAACTAATTGTACGGCTTCTCCGGCCAGAAACGATTTGTACATGGAAGTAGCAGTAAAGGTCATAGAAATTATGACTCGCCTCCGTAATGACTCTGACACTGACGCTGAGACGTTAGCGGCCATTGAAGCCTGGTGGCCAAAGATGCAGATACCAAAAAAGGCTCGTGGTATAACCAAACGACCATTGATGACAACAAGCTATGGCGTCACTAAAGAAGGCATTCGGGAGCAACTAGTTAGTGATCGCATGGTTGATGATATTGTTGTTCCTAAGTGCTTTAGTCACCTACGCCCAAAACAGGCTAGACACAAACTGGCCGGCTACATGCGCGATTGGATCGTCGAGGGTCGTGTGGAGGCGGTCAGTCGCTCAGTCATTGTGATGGATTATTTGAAGAAAACAGCAAAAGTCTTAGCGGATAATGGCACACCGTTGCAATGGGTTACTCCTGATGGCTGTGAGATAACACAAAAGTATGTTGTCTTGAAAGATCAAAAAGTCAGGACATTTGACAACTGGATGCGCCGATTACGAACAAGGACGGACAAGCTGTCGCCTTCTAAAAATGCGGGGGCTGCGGCCCCCAATGTTGTACATTCGCTAGATGCGTCGATGTTAAGAATGACGGCTGTAAAGCTTAGTGGTCGCGGTATTACAGACATGGCTTTTGTCCATGACTCATATGCTGTGCACGCGTGTCACTTAGATGCGTTAAATTTAGTGTTACGGCAAGTCGCGGTAGATATGTTCAAAGGCGATTGGCTCAACGACTCTTTTTTTGAGGGTCTAAACTGGTTGGTTGATGATAAGTTTGTTCTTCCTGAACCGCCACCCCAAGGCACGTTGGATGTCGAGAATGAGATTCCACGCGCCATTTATTTTTTCTCCTAACTACAGGTATTACCTATATGCGTAAATCAATAGATCAGTACAAAGCCGAGCAACAATGTGACGTTGCTGTCTTCCATCACGTCGACGGGTGTTACAGCACTATCGGTCGTTTACCAGAAGGCGCAGAAGTCGCGTCAGTCTGTTACACCGCCGACGACAAACGCTTAATTGTCAGAGACATTGCACGTCTTTCGGACATGGTTCGCGCTTACAAACAAGGCTTCTTAGTGCTAGACGGACAGGCCACTTGCGCCGATAAGCCCAAGCCTAAAACGGCTAAAAAGAAAGCCGTTAAAGCTGATGACGAACTGGTGGTCAGTATGACCAAAGAACGAAATCCCTAATTTTCCGATGGAGGAATTTAAGCATGACAATGAAAACTACCTATTTTAAATGTGTCACACAGCCCTTTAGTGTGAGTTACCCAAGCCTTCACAAGCCAAACACCGAAGGTAACTTTCCAAGTGGTAAGTACGAAGTCACTGCCTTATTAGATAGCAACGAGCATTCAGACACGCTTAACGCTATTAAAACGGCAGTCGACTCTGCGTTTGATTCTAAATGGCCTGGGCAAGATCAATCTGCCCGACATAACCCATTACGTAAGCAGCCGGATGGTAGCTACAAAGTTAAGTTTAAGACTAAGTCAGCCCCTATTCTTGAAGATGCAACGGGTAGCAAGCTTGCTGAAGACATTATTGTTGGGTCTGGCGACCTTGTTCGATGCGCGTGCACTGTAGCGGCGTATGAAGGACCAAATGATGGCGTTACGATTTATCTTAACAAAGTGCGTTTGATTGAAAAGCGTTCAATTGGTGATGGCGTAGATGACTTTGGTGGACCAGAAGATGGCTTTAATCAAACTGTTCAAACGGAAGCTGGCAGTGGCATTAACTTCTAGTAAAAGCCCCGAGAAAGGTTTGTCAAAGTGCCCCCCTCACTCTGACGAGCTAAAGTCGTCCTTAGTAGATGAAGTACCCCCTTATTCTTCGTCTACAAAAGGGCGCACCCTTTCTAATCACGATATAGAACAAATATGTGTAAGGCATACAAAGCTAACACGTAAGCAGTGGCGTGCGCTCCCTTCGGCCACTCGGTCTAAGTATCGCTCGACGGTGCGAAGGCACTTTCATGAGCTATTGAGAAGTGATCCTTCGTGGATATATGTGTTTTATAACCAAGCCTGGCCTGAGTATTGCAAGATCGGTGTGACTAACAACGTCGCTCAACGAATTAGTAACTATAACGTGCATTGTCCGAACGCTGATTTTGTTTGTCTTCGTGCTGAGTTTTTTCATAACCATGATCGGTGGATAGCTGACATCTATGAGCACTTTGCTGACGCACGGTATACAGGCGAGTGGTTTAAGGTCCCGACTACCGAGGCTTGTGAATATCTACTGAGCCTCAAGGAGCAATCAGATGCTGTTTGATTTTGATGCTTTTGATGAGCCGCAATATCTTTACATCCCGATTCCACCCGTACCGGCAAGCCGGCCAAGGGTTGCTAGGTTTAGTACTTATTACAGTAAACGTCATCAAAAATATATGAATTCGTTTGCTAACTTTATGGCCGTCATTCCTCCAACGTGGAATTACTTACCAAAAGATAAAAGACTCTTTGTCATTATCGAGTTTGCCTGTGAGCGACCCAAGAGGCCCACTAATCCGATACCAAGATACGACATTGATAACTTAATGAAACTACCACTGGACTGCATGACATCATCCGATATGTTCTGGAAAGATGACTTCCAGATTGAGGCCATCGTTGCTCGGAAACGCTACGCCGAACCAAGTGAAGAACCACACACAAAAGTACAAGTAATGTCGCTTTAACTCTGTAGGAGGAGTAAATGAGAGAATACGAAGATAGCGAGTTGGTCGAAAAGACCGCTTGCCCCAATTGTCCGTCGTCTGACGCATACGCTATTTATGATGATGGCGGCGGCAAGAGTCATGGTTATTGTTTTAGCTGTACTACCTATGTGCACGACTTAACAAATGATTTTGATGAGCCAATCCAAAAGACCATCCAACAAAAAACAACAACCTTCCCTAGCGGTGAGTATCAGGACATCCCTGTCCGTAAGTTGTTTTCTAAATCACTTAAAAAGTTTCGATATACCGTCGGTGATGGGAGGCACTATGCGCCCTATTTTGACAAGCATGGCACACAGGTAGCCGTAAAGGTTCGCGGTGAGAATAAAGAATTTCACGTTGTTGGGGATATGAAAAAAGCAGTGCTTTTTGGTCAGCAGTTATGGGCCGGTGGCGCTAAAAGATTAGTTCTTTTTGAAGGTGAGCTTGATTGTGTTTCCTACGGACAAGCTACTAACTTAACGTGGGAGTGTGTGTCAGTACCGTCAGGCGCGGCGGGAGCCGCTAAAGCGGTCAGAAAAAACATCGAGTTTATTGAGAGCTTTGATGAGGCTTGTTTTTGCTTTGATAACGATGAGGTCGGTCAAGCAGCCGCAATAGAATGTGCCGCCCTACTTCGACCAGGTTTAGCTAAGATTGCTCAGTTGCCGCTAAAAGACGCGAGTGACATGTTAGTTTCGGGTCGTGTCGAAGAGCTTAAAACAGCTATCTATACTGCCAAAACCTACAGACCAGATGGCATTATACAAGGTGCTGAAATTGACTTAGCTGAAGTTATAAAAGCCACCCCCAAGGGTTTAGATATCCCTTATCTTGAACTCAACCAAGCACTCCGAGGCTTTCGCAAGCGTGAGCTATATCTGTTAACTGCGGGGTCTGGTGTTGGCAAAAGTACCTTTGCCAAAGAATTAGGCGTTCACCTAGCAAGAGAACATGGCCAACGCATAGGTTGGGTCATGCTTGAAGAGTCGCTTAACAAGACCGTACAGTCGATTGTAGCCATTGATAACGATGTGCCGGTTGGTGACCTCATGGAAGACCCAATGCGCTTAGAAGAGTCTGAGTGGCGTAAAACGATGCATGAGATTGTAGAGAATTGTAGCTTTTATGATGCGTGGGGTAGTTCTGAGATAGACAACCTAATGCAAAAGCTCCGCTACCTGGCGGTCGGCTGTGAGTGCGATTTCATCGTGTTAGATCATTTGTCGATGGTAATTTCAGGCTTAGACGTTGAAGAGAGAAAAACCCTCGATATGCTTATGACTAAGCTTCGTCAGTTTGTCGAGCAAACAGGTGTCGGTGTGATAGCCATTAGCCATTTACGTCGGAACAACAACAAAACCTCATTCAACAGAGCTGGTGAGGTAGACCTAAATGATTTACGTGGTTCAGCAAGTCTCGAGCAACTCAGTGACGTCGTGTTGTCTGTCGAACGCAACATGATGGAAGACGACCGAGAAAAAGCTGAAGTCTCTCAGATACGCTTGTTAAAAAATAGACCGTTTGGTCAAACAGGTCCAGTTGGGTTTTGTAAGTACGATCGTCACACGGGCAGACTCAAGCACTATGACAACGACATGCCAGTAGATGTCGCTGATTTTGATGTGCCTTTTTAATACAGGTATTACCTTTATGAATGATACGCTTTACTCTAATAGAGTTGTTTCTTGGTTTAGTTGTGGCGCTGCAAGCGCACTTGCAACCTATCTCGCAAAGCAAAAATATACAAAAAATCCATTTAAGGCCGTGTACTGTCGGGTAGCTGAAGAACACTCAGACAACCTTCGCTTTCTGTCTGACTACGAGTATGCCTGTGGTTTGTCGATTGAAGTAATTGGGGACGTTGCTAACGACTATTCAATATATAAAATTTTTGAACAAAGAAAGTTTATTAAAGGTCCAACAGGCGCTCCCTGTACCATGATATTGAAAAAAGAGGTTCGCAAGAAATATCAAAGATCAAGCGACATTCAGATTTTTGGGTACACCAAAGATGAGGGCAGTAGAGTTGATAGGTTTATTGATTCAAATAACGAAGTCAATGCGGATTTTATCTTATATGAACAAGGGTATTCAAAAAAAGATTGCTTAGAGTTTGTCAAGGATTTAAAGATTGAAATACCAATTATGTATAGATTGGGGTATCAAAACAACAATTGTGTTGGCTGTGTAAAAGGCGGAATGGGTTATTGGAATAAGATTAGGGTCGATTTTCCAGAAGCTTTTTATCGAATGGCAGAGTTAGAAAGAAAGCTTGGACACGCAGTAAACAAAGACAAAGACGGCCCAGTTTTTTTAGATGTTTTAGCAAGTGATAGAGGCCGTTTTAAAGATGACTCCCCTGATGACTGTGGGTTCACCTGTGAATGGAAACAACAAAAACTACCCTTAGAAGAAAAATTTTTTAAATAATATATACATGTATTACCTACTAGAGTAATACAGGAGGAGAGAAATGTGGATACTACCGAACAACTACCCACTGTCATCAGCTTTTGTAGCGGATACGGGGGTATGGAGCGAGGACTTGACCTTGCCGGATTTAAACATCGAGTCATCTCTTATGTGGAGATCGAAGCCTTCTGCTGTGAAAACTTGGCAACGAAGATGGAAAACGAGCAGTTGGATGCCGCGCCTATTTGGACGAATCTTAAAACCTTCCCTGCACACGTCTTTCGAGACAAAGTTAGCCTCATCACTGGAGGTTATCCGTGTCAGCCGTTCTCAGCTGCAGGACAGCGAAAAGGAACAGAAGACGAACGACACTTGTGGCCCTACATCAAAGACCACATCAGAACAATTCGACCTCTTCGGGTCTTCTTTGAGAACGTGGAAGGACACATCAGTCTTGGACTCAGAGAAGTCATTAGCGACTTGGAAAGCCTCGGTTACGTCTGCGCGTGGGGAATATTCAGTGCGCGTGAAGTCGGCGCTCCGCACCAAAGAAAAAGAGTCTACATCATGGGCGACGCCCAGAGCCGCAGATTCAGCAGGAGGCCCACGAACATTGAACGAGAAGGGCCAGAGAATATCCGTGAGCGATCCGACGAAGACCTACGGTGCAAATCTCAGCGATCAAGTCAGACATTGGCCCACTCCATCAGCGAGGGATCACAAGGGAGCCGTGAGTGTCGACCGGACACACGAGAAGCTGAAACAGGGACACAGAGCGCACATGGGGACTCTCGATGCGTACTCGGTCTATCACGAAACCTATGGCCCTCCAGACCTGGCCAAGACCAACACGCGTGGGAAGCCAGTAGGACACTTGAACCCAGAATGGGTAGAGCAACTAATGGGACTTCCGATCGGGTGGACCGAATTCGCGCATTAGGAAATGGCGTCACGCCACAAACCGCCACAAAAGCATGGCAGATATTAGGAGATAAATTATGAACGGTAAAGGTAGCACTCAACGACCCCTCAACAAATTAGCTTTTGATCTAGGTTTTGATCGTATTTTTGGCTCATGGCGAAAGCGTAAAGAGAGACAAAAAATTAAGGCAAATCCCAAGCCCACAGAACAGGGCCGACAAGTCCTTGCTTACATCGCTGAACACGGAACCATTACTCAAGCAGTCGCTCTTCGTGAGCTTAGTGTTGCTCGGTTAAGCGCACGCATCTGGGACTTAAAACAAATTGGCTATCAATTTGAACGGGCTTTTATTTATGGCAAAAACGCTCACGGTAAGACTGTTAGGTATGTGAGCTGGAGCATGAAGTCATGAAATATGAATGCGTGAATTGTGGATTAATCGATGAAACAGATGTCTGTGAGGAGCGAGTGGTCGATCTAGAGCCGATGGGTGACCACAAAGTAGAACGAGTCAGTTACTACACCCAGTGTGGGTTTTGCGGAAGCGACCATATTGAGCCGATTGAGCCTGGTTATTGCCCAAACTGCGACTAAAGGAAAAAACATGATAGCAACAATTGAACCACACGAGCTTATGCGTCTGATCCTTAAAGCTGAGACAGCTTATGAAACAAGAGGTACGTCAGCCATCGCTCAACGTATGCGGATACAAGCAATGAAACGCTTTGTCACATACATGAAAGCCCAAGCTCCCAATAAATCATTACAGATAAGTCTTGAGGACCATTTAATTCTCACAGACTTACCTGAGTAGGTGTCCAAGTGGAGGAACTTGTATATGACATCGAAGCAGATAATTTATTACCGGGTCTTACAACGATTTGGTGTATAGGAGTTTGTAATCCTAAAACACCAGATGACGTCGTCACTTATACAGACTATGACGACAACTACCCTTCCTTACTGGAAGGCTTATTGCGCCTTAAAAACGCAAAACGATTGATTGGCCACAATAATATTGGGTACGACTGCCCTGCTATTGAGAAGCTATACCCTGGTTATGTTCGGTTCGAGCAACAGTGGGACAACATGACCGTCGCCGCGTTGCTTAATCCTAGTCGGCGAAGCCTAGCCCTTGCGTCATTTGGTA